CCACGTCCGCTCACCAAGGGCATGGTCCAAGGCAAAGGCAAGCCCCCGACAACACCGCCGCCACCTGCCGCATCTGTGAAACGGGCAGACTAATGATCCGATGCCCAGCCCTGCACGACCCAGACAACCGGCATACGCAGTGCTTCCTTGACCCCGACCACGACGGGCCACACCGCCGCTATGCCGAACCCGAAAAGCCAGCAATCGAATGGGAGCAGTCCCGGATCGTTAGCCTCACCGAATGGATTAGAGAACGGATTAGCCTGTGATCGAATGCGTAATATGTGCCCGCCATCCTTCGGGTGTGACTTGTGAACTCGTTCACCACATAGGTGGCACGTCCAGTTGTCACGCTCGTAGATGTAGCGCGGTTGGATCGGCTCGTAGTCCACGTTGTACTTGCGTGCTCGCTTGCGGTGGTCTGACCCGATGTAGGTTCCGCTCTGCCTCGATGCGGCTCGGTAGTCGCGGCGCCTCGCCTTTGCATTCGCCCGCTTGCACTTATCGCAGTGCGTGCGATGCATCGACGTGAGTGTGTAGGTGATGGCACCCCCGCACTTACACCGCCCCACCACTTCACTTCCGCGTGGTGTCATACCTGCGACTAGCCGGTAACACGCAGCGTTGCACACCTGCTTGCTTCGCTTGCCCTGGGTGATGGGCTTGCCGCACCCATCGCACGGGCGGTAGCTGATGATGCTGCGCCACTGCCATGTCTTCACCTTGTTGGCTGCGCGTTGCCTGCGTTGCAGCTCAAAGCCGCAGGCGCGTGAGCAACAGCGGCCTGCGTTCTTCCCGCCACGCTTGCGCTTGAACTCGGCAGCGCATACCTCGCACGTCAGCACAGCGCCCGCCGTATCCCCTCCGCCAGCTCGATGCGTGGTGTGTGGATCTGGTGCAGTGCTGTCGGGTCAGCCACACGCCAATGCACACCCGTCGGCCTATCGGGTAGCGGGTTCAGTGTCGGGGTGTAGCCCACCGCGTCGGCCATCATTGTGGCTAGCGTGGTGAAGTCTGTCGCGATACCGGTGCCCACGTTGATGGGTTGGGTGTAGTCCTGGTCAATCAGCCGGACGATCGTCGCCATGATGTCGTCTACGTGTACCCAGTCGCGGACCTGTGTGCCGTCGCCCCATATGTCGAACGGGTTAGCCCGTGCCTGTGCCCGTGCGAGGAATGCACCGAACGGGTAGGACGTGTCCTGGTCTGTGCCATAGCCAGACATGGGCCGGATGATGTGAACCGATGATGGCCCGTCTACCCGTGCCGCCATCTGTTCGCCGGTTAGTTTCACCCAGCCGTACATGGCGTCGGGCTGTTCGGGTTTGCGTAGGTTGATGAACTGTTCACGTAGACGCGCATGGCCTAGGCGCTGCTGGTGTCGGATCGGGTACGCCGCCGATGATGACGGGTAGACCACATGCCGCGGTTGTACGCGCTGCGTGTAGTTAAACAGCGCCACATCTAGCGCGATGGTCTGTGCCACGGCCAGCGGGTTACCGTCAATGGTTGCGCGTCCACCGACGATCGCGGCGAAGTGCAGCACGATGTCGAAGTATTCGGCGCTGTCGTAGACGTACCGGCAGTCAATGCCCGCGGTGATGTCCACGCCGGTGACCTGATGACCTAGCGCCTCGAACGTGCGTACCGCGTGGCGTCCAAGGAACCCTGCCGACCCTGTAACCAGTACCTTCACCGGCACGCCCACAGTTGATAGCGGACATCTAGTGACTGGTACTCAATGAACTGGTATGCGGTGGGCTGCCACCCGGCATCCTCCAACATGGCGGCAATGTCAGCGGCGCCCCACCGCCAGTAGTGTTCCGGGTTCTTCAGCGTCTCGTCACACGGTGTGGACAGGATCAGCCGCTTAGCCTTGCCACGGATAGCCACCAGTGCAGCGTCGGGGTCATCTATGTGTTCCAGCGTTTCGGAACAGATGAACAGATCCACGGCATCTAGCGCGGTGATCGTGTCCTCTAGTTGCCCGTGGTGTGCGTAGTCCACCCACGCGGGTGACATGTCGCCCAGGGTGATGTCCGTGACGTTCGCTTCCTTTGCCACCGTCAGCGGTATGGCCCCGTCACCGGCGGACAGATCAGCGATGGACTGGATGTCCAGGACGTTGGTCAGCGTGAACTCGATCGTGCGCTGTACCCGGTCGCGGTGGTCCCGCCAGATCGTGTGGTCGTAGCCGGGTTCGTACAGCGCGGCTAGGTGTTCGGGCGTGTACGCCTCGCGCAGACGTTCACGCATTCCACACCGCCTGAACTGCCGCGATGTCATCGGCCAACTGGTTCTCCCGGTAGCGCGCGTACGCCTCACCGTCGCGGGAGTACATGCCTGGCGCGTTCACTTCCTGGTACAGCGCATCCTGATCGGCCTTGCCCACGATGTAGTGCGCGTGTTCCAGGATCACGTCGGGGTGGTAGGTCAGCCTGCCCAGGCCACGTCCCAAATCCATCCAGTAGTTGTCTAGGTAGAGATGTGTTTGTCCGGGTGGGCAGAACTGGTTGAGGGTGCGAACGATGTCCGCAGATTGGATAACCGCCGTTGCCAGGTTTGCGCCTTGCAACAGATCGTTGCCGTAGGCCAGGCCACCGCCCTGCACTGCTAGCCCGAGGTATTCGTCCCAGCGCGGCGTGCGGGGTATGTGGTCATCACCGAGGAAGCCAATGGCGTCGTAGTCGCCCGCGTACTGCGGTGCGATGTAGTTCAGGGTTGGCCCTAGGCGTAGACGCGGGCCCACAACGAGGTGGAACTGTGACGGGTCTACATCGTTAAACAGTTCCCGGTAGGCCGCCAGCTGGTCGTCGTCGTCATCAACGGCCACGACTAGATCGGATTGTGCGCGGGTGTCGTCCCACGCATTCAGTAGCCGGGCGATGTTGGCGGGACGGTTACGGGATGGGCAGATCCAGACTGAACGCATGGCGGGAGAGCCTTTCCCCGCTACCAGTTGCGGGTAGTGGTGGTTGATGTGGCGATGTAATTCGTTCGGTTGCCGCGGCGGCTGTTGCAGCCGTAATGCGCGGGACGCAGGTTGGCCTGTGCGTACGGGTCACCGCCGCGCGATACGGGGATGATGTGGTCCGCCGATGGGGCTAACGGGTGTCGGCCCGTGAACGTGAAGTCCAGTGGGCGACCGCAGATCATGCAGGTGTCGGCACCGGCTAGGCACTGGGCGCGGGCCTTCTGCCAGGCGCTGCCCTTATGAATCTTGCCCATCGTCTAGCGCCTTCGCATCGTCTAGATCCAGGGTGATGTCGGCATCGGTGCGCAGTAGTGTGCGGCGGCAGATGTTCGCCATATCCTCCGCCGTCATGCCGTCGTATTCGCCGGAACTTGAGATCGTCACCGTGACCTCACCGAACGCGGCCTGCACGGTGAACGCCATTACAACCGAACCCGGTCCAGCAGGCTGTTGATGTAGTTCATCGCGGCCTCGCGCTGCTCGGGCACGCACGTGCGCAGCGTCTCGGCCGCGTGCGTCAGTGCTTGGCTGATGTGCTCGGGTATCAATGCCCTGGCCGCATCAGGGATTTGATCGCCGACACTTCCCGCTCGCGTTTCATGGCGGCGGCGCGTAGACGTTTCTGGAGTGCGATCTTGTTGGCGCGGATACGGTCGGCCTTGATCTTTTCTAGCGCGGTTTGCCAGTAGTCCTCAGCCATTGTGGCTCCAGACATGCAGAAAGCCCGCCGGATCTGTGAGGATCTGCGACGGGCTTAGGGGATAGTTCTCTAGTAAGACACAGATTAAGGCTCACTCATTGTGATGTCAAACATCACAGACTGTCGGCGCGTCACGCCACACCACGGCGCGCTTTGTATTCCCGGACGCTGGGTAGCCAATACTGCCCGTGTTCCCGCTCAACGTGTCCGCCCTGCGCCCATCGTTTGATAGTGGCTAGTGACACTTCGGCAACCATCGCCGCGGTTTCTGCTGGAACCCATGCGTCGGCACGTCCGGCGATAGCGAGGATCTGTGCAGACGATCGTTCCACACCGCATGACCGGCAGCGGACCACCGCCTCTAGTTCCACCGTCCGCACGCGCAACGTTCGCCCGCAATCGTCGGTCGGACATGGCACACGTTGGCCACGGTCGGGAACCTCACCGGCTAACCGTCGCCCACGTTGCGCTAACCGTCGAACCTCGTCTGCGAAGTCGTCAATGGCCGGATGACTGTTCGCGGCGTGGTCGCAGCGGCGTTGGGCCTGCTGACGACAACCACGGCGGGCAGCGTTGCGATTGTGGGCGCGGGCAGTGTCAGTCTAGGGACAATCGGTATAGAAGCACGGGGGCTTACCGTGGTGGCGCTGATTGTCACCCACGGAGCAATCTACGGTGTGCGCCGTAGTGGTTCAATTCAAAGTGTTCGTAAGACAGGAGACGTTCAATAATGGCAATCCAATTATCTGCAAGTGTGAGAAACGCTCGGCTTGATGCCATCGAATCGACGATCGGGGCTAGTGCAGTTTTGAAGATTCGCAGCGGGGCCGCGCCGGCTGATGTGGCGACCGCTGACAGTGGCACGGTGTTGGCAACCTTAACCCTGCCCAGTGACTGGATGGCGGCGGCTTCGGCTGGCACCAAGGCTAAATCGGGCACGTGGCAGGATGCATCCGCCGATGCGACCGGCACGGCTGCCCACTTCCGTATCTATGCAAGCGATGGCACCACGGCACATCTGCAAGGGACCGTTACGGCGACCGGCGGCGGCGGCGATCTGACGCTCGACAATGTGAGCATTGCCAGCGGCCAGAGCGTCACCATCACCAGCTTCACGCTGAATGAAGCCAACGCATAGTATGGGCCTTGCACCAGCGATTGCCGGTGCAACCCGTCCGGGCCAGCAGATCACCTGGCTTGATGGGGATGGGGCGCCGGTTGACCTGACCGGCGCAACCATCACCGGCAGAATGAAAAACAAGAGCAGTGGTCAGACGCGTGACATCACGGGCCTGCTGACCGTCAACGACGGGGCTAACGGGGTGTTTACGTGGACGTATGACATTGAGGATGTAGAGACGGCAGGCGGCTATGTTGTGCAGTTCACCGCCGATTACAGCGAAGCGCCCAGCCCTGAGCGCAACGTGATTGCCGCCTGGACCGTGATGGAAGCGCTGTGAACGACCGACATAAGGCTTTTATTGAACAGTACCTAATCAGCTACAACGCCACGGATGCGTATCAGGCGGTCTATACGACGGTGAGCCGTGCCAGTGCAGCCGCTAACGGGTGGCGACTTCTGCAAAGCGCTGATGTGCAAGAGGCTATCAGTCAGCGGCTTGCAGAGACGGCCATGTCAGCGAATGAGGTGCTGATGCGCTTGGCACAGATGGCCCGTGGCGATGTAGATGATTACCTGGACGACAACGGCAATTTCGACCTGGCGAAAGCGCGCCAAGCCAAGAAAACGGGCATTGTCAAAAAGCTCAAGACCAAAACGACCAAGCGCATTTTCGATGATGAGACCGTAGAGACAGTGGAAGTGGAGTTTGAGCTTTACGACGCACAGGCGGCGCTTGTGCATCTGGGCAAGCATAACCGGCTGTTTGCCGACCGAACCGAAGTGACCGGGGCCAACGGTGGGCCGATTGAGCAACGGGCGAAAGTAGACCATGCCATTGACAGCAGCACAGCCGAAAGTATTTTTGATGTCCTTGCGGCAGCAGGTGTCCTTACAACCGCACCTGATGACGCCAAAGATGACAAAGTACATCCCGCATAAGCCCACAGTCAAGCAGGCAGCGTTTCTGCTGTTGCCCCACATCGAAGCGCTGTTTGGCGGCGAGCCGGGTGGCGGTAAGTCTGACGCCTTGCTGATGGCGGCGTTGCAATATGTGGACGTGCCTGGCTATGCGGCCATTCTCTTTCGGCGGACCTTTCAGGATCTGGCTTTGCCGGGGGCGCTGATGGATAGGGCGAAAGAGTGGCTAACCGGCACCGATGCGCGCTGGAATGAGCAACTGAAAACCTGGACTTTTCCAAGTGGCGCAACTTTGTCTTTTGGGTATCTGGAAATCGAGAGTCATAAGTATCGCTACCAGGGCGCCGAATTTCAGTTCGTTGGCTTTGATGAAACATCGCAGTTTGGGGAGACACAGTATCGGTATCTATTCAGCCGATTGCGCAGGCTGACAGGCTCTACAGTTCCCCTACGGATGCGTGGAGCGACCAACCCGCCGACGACTAGCACGGGGCAATGGGTGAAGGAGCGCTTCGTGTTGCAGCGCTCACCAAAGCGGCCATTCATCCCCAGCGGGTTAAGTGACAATCCGTATTTGGACA